TGGCAATTAATTTGGAGAAGTAAAATGGCTAAATTGAGTAAGACGCAACGATTAATTATGAAGTTCTATAAGGCTATCTCTGATAAGAATGCTAAGAAAGAACGTAAGCTCTGGCTTAAAATCGTTAAAAAGAGTCTTAAAGGTAAGAATACGCATCCAATAGTTTGACTTCTTTGGGAATCTATAGTATTATTACAATATGGCCTCTTAGTTCAGCTGGATAGAACATCGGATTTCTACTCCGAATGTCGGGGGTTCAAATCCCTCAGAGGCTTCCAGGATCGCTATCAAAGGAGATAAATGTGAAGAAACTATTACTTGCTTTTGTTATTTTTACTACTCCTGCCATGGCAGATTATGATGTTGTAATATCAAAACGTCATCAGACTATGGAAATTTATGAGAATGGTGAATTATTAGATGTATGGCCAGTCTCTACTGCTCGTAGAGGATATTCTACACCTTCGGGAACGTTCTATCCTTATTCATATCAACCAATGCACTACAGCAAGAAGTACGATAATGCTCCGATGCCTCATTCTATATTCTTTAGTGGTGGTTATGCTATTCACGCTACTCCCCATGTTTCTGCTCTCGGTAGCCCTGCTTCTCACGGCTGTGTTAGGCTTAGTCCTCGCAATGCCTCAATTCTTTATAGTATGACGAAAGGTGTCCCCACTACCATAACCATCAAATAGGAGTTCTAAATGGGTAAATACGATCATTTTTTCTGGAACAGTGGACCAATGAATTGGTTTGCTAGTAGAGTATCTTCCCTCAATGCTTGGTTATGGCGGAAACAATATGGCCCAAAAGACTGAACCTTATTATACATATACTCAAGCGTCGACTATCCGTTGGGCTTTAGAAAACGAATTAAGTCATATTACGATTTACAAAGATGATGATAATAAAGTGGAGGATTTTCTAAAGAATAGAATTAAGGAATTAAAAGAAATTGAAAACAAGTGGAATACAAAAAACTCTAAGGGCTAAAATGAACGAATCTTTTGCTAATGAAATTGAAGATCTGGTGTGGATGAAAGATATATCCTATACAGAAAGTGTTATAATGTGGTGTGAGCGTAACAGTTATGAAGTAGAAGCTGTTGCTCTTCTTATAAAAAAGGATCCAGTATTAAGATCAAAAATCAAAGTGGAGGCAGAGACTTCTAATTTATTAAAATCAAAGCGAGGATCTAGCCTTCCCATCTAATAAATATTAGACGACTAAGATGGAGAGCTAAAATGCGCATCAAGGTATCGGGAAAGTCTTTAAAAACTCCTAATTGTCTTGTAAAAGAAGCAGCAACTTCTTATTGCGAATTTCTTCTAAATAAAAGATTGTTTAATTCTATAAATCTTTCTATAGAATTTGAGAAAATGCCAAAAAACTCTGGGGAATATGCTTACTGCGATTTTATTGGGGATAATCATAGACCAAAAGATTTCATAATAACTATAAATGAAATTTTAAATAAAAGAGAAACTCTTCTGGCTCTCGCGCATGAATGTGTTCATTTGTCTCAGTACGCCAAAGGTGAATTGAAAGATATGTATCGTCCATCAAAAATGACAAAATGGCAAGGACAATTTTATGATTGTGATAATCTAGATTATTGGTTTTTGCCTTGGGAAATACAAGCATATGGTATGGAAAAGGGTCTTTATTTTCATTTCTTAAAAAGTATTAAAAAATAAAATGAATGCGTATGAATGTTACTGTGAATATCTTGCACTGAAACAACACTTTTCTAAACCTGAATATGATTATGTGAAATATGGTGGTAAGATGAAAGTAAGTGTGAACTCTTTTAATAAGAGAAAAGATAAGATATTTTTCGAGAAGCTGGCGAAGCATCCCGACGTTCATGGCTTTCTTATTGCGAATCTAAGCGATAATGAGAAGCTGTGGATCAGAGAGTTGGCTTACAGTGAGAAAGCTGAACAGGCATATAAGCTGTGGATGAAGAGACAACAATCTCTTACTTACTGTTTTAAACAAGATCTAGATAAGTTACATAACGACTTTAATAAGAATTTCCTCATCGAGGAAAATAGTCATCCCATTCTTCTTAAGAAGTATTTGGGTGACGAAATATGTTTAGAGACTCTATGCATTCTGTTGAACCTCGTTCCGGGAGCAATGAAGCATTGGGACACTAAACTATCCTATGATTTGGTTTGGGATATGCTCGGTACGAAAGTCCGTAAGTATACTCCTTTCGTCAAGTTCGATCGAGAGAAGTATAAGCAAATTTGTCTTGACCATTTCAACTAAATATAGTATTATACAATGGTAACGTGGATAAAACGCTATACAACTTTATACATCGCAATACAAGGAGAATATACATGGTAGATTTTAAGACACTCAAATCGCAATCTGGTTCTAAGTCCCTTAACGCTCTTACCGAGGAACTTAATAAGATTGCCAATCAGGAACAAGGCGGACGTAAGAGCGATGATCGCTTCTGGTCCCCCACAGTAGATAAGGCAGGTAACGGTTATGCTGTTATACGTTTTCTCCCTAGCTCTCCTAATGAAGATGTACCTTTCGTACGAATCTTTGATCACGGCTTCCAAGGTCCGGGTGGCTGGTACATCGAAAACTCGCTAACGACTATCGGTAAGAATGATCCTGTATCAGAGTTTAACACTAAGCTCTGGAATTCAACCACAGACGATAAGTCACCAGAGCGTGAACAAGCTCGTAAACAAAAGCGTCGTCTTCATTTTGTTTCTAATGTTTACGTCGTTCAGGATCAAGCAAATCCAGACAATGAAGGCAAGGTATTCTTGTTTAAGTATGGCAAGAAGATCTTTGATAAGCTGAAGGAAGCAATGGAACCTCAATTTGCTGACGAAGAGGCAATGAATCCATTTGACCTTTGGGCTGGTGCTAACTTTAAGTTAAAGATTCGTCAGGTTGATGGCTATCGCAATTATGATAAGTCTGAGTTTGATAAGGTTGGACCACTTCTTAAGGATGATGATAAGCTAGAGTCTGTTTGGAAGAGCCAACATTCTCTTCAGGCGTTCCTTGATCCTGCTAACTTCAAGAGCTATGATGAGTTGAAGGCCAAGCTATTAAAGGTTCTTGACTCTAATTCTCCTGTAGAAAAGATTAAGAAGGCAGTTGAGGAAGATGTTCCTTGGTCTCGCGAGCAAGATGCTCCTACACTAAAGACTAAATCTGCTCCAAAGTTTGAGTCTTCAGATGAGGACGATGATGAGATGGAGTTCTTTAAGTCTCTTACTGCTTAACAAATCGGGGAGCTTCGGCTCCCCTTTTTTATGCCATATTTTCTAGACTACTACCAGCGTATTTTCTTTGTCTATGACCGTATAAAGTTGTTTTGATTTTTTCATCGTACCAATCCGCACCAGGAGGAGGAGGATTAGTTCCTCCTCTTCTAGCAACGTCGTTCGCTCCTATTCCGCTCCAACTTTGACCATTGTTAACGTCTGCTGTCCTTATGCTAGAACTTCTAGTATAATTTCTTTCGTCCGGCATTTCTTTAGGAGCAGGAACTTTTGCGTTGGCCATTAAAGTAGCAGGTCTTTGAGGAGGAGCTCCTGCATTCTGAGCAATCAATTCGTTTATTTCTTTTTGATTCGGTCTTGGAACTGGCACTGGTGCTGCTAAAGTATTAGCATTTGTTTCTAGAGCTAATTGGGGTTGTTCTTCTCCGAATAACTCGCCAAATAAACCTCCTAATAGACCTGTAATTGGTCCTATTAATCCACCAATCATTCCTCCAATACCACCCATACCTCCTAACATACCCATTCCTGGGATTCCTCCCATCATTCCACTCATGTTTCCTAACATATCCATTCCTGGAGCATTTGTTGGAGACATAGCAGGAACTACTTGATTTGAAGATTCTGAAGAAGAAGATTCTGAAGGAGAAAATGAAGAAGGTCTACTAGGAGGCGTTCCGGCAGATCTACCCATAGATTCTCCCTGAGAAGTTTTTTGTCCTCCTGCAGGAACTTCGGCGTGAAGGTGATTATTATGACCAGAAGCTCCATATGGACCTTTTTCTCTCCAAAAAACTTTATATCCAAGGCTGCTTAGTTTATCAGCAAGAGCATCGAATTTTGGCCCCCATACTGGATCAGAAGCTTCAAGACGTTTACCATGAACTGCGTTAATATCAATAGCCCTACCTTCATAGTGACCACGACCTTTATGAACTTTACTTACTCCGCCAAATGCAGGATGCTCAGTAACATCTAATCCTTCACTTTGAAGAGCTTTACCTAAAGCTACAATATCTCCCGATGGATAAGAACCAACGGCAGCATCTTTTTTTACTGACTCGTTAGAACTTGTTTTTTCTTTGGAAGAAGTTTTATCATTCGTGACTGCATCTTCTTTTACCGAAGGAAGAGGAGTTTCTTGTTTTTGATTTCCTTCGGTTTTAGCTGCGTCCGAAGAACTCCATTTTCCATAACTTTTTTCAAACCTATTAAGATAAACATCTCCAGTGACTCCTGGATTTGCAGCTTGAGCTTTTGAACTCATTTTTCCTTCAGGATTGCCTGTAAAATGAGTAAGAATAGCACCTTTCATACCGTGTTTTTTAATTAATCTCTGCATATAATCATTAAATACTTCATCTTGCACTTCTGGTGGAGCATCCCTTGCGCTTTTATATCTACCAGCATAACCTGCTCCTGCAGCAGCAGATCTCCAAGTGTCATCGACGAATTGATAGGCTCCAGATGCACTGCTTCCGGAAGCTTTGGCGTTATATAACCCCGAAGATCTAGATTCAATATCTTTTATTGATTCTGAAAGAGCTTTCATGTTGACGTTTTCTGGCCCGACGTCCCATTTAAAATTACTTTTTTGATCCCAATCGCTACTTTCTTGACTTCCTTCTGGTTTCTTTTCTCCCCAAACCATTTCTTTTAATTTATCAAACCAACTTTTATCTTCTTCTTTCTTTTCTCCGGCTGGAGCTTCCGTTTTTTGTTTTTGAGCGTCTTTTATATCTTTAGAAACTTCATTTCCACCGCCAAAAATTTTCCTATAAGCATCTACAGCTACACCGCCTCCAACCAAAGAACCAGCAATTTCTCCTGGAATTGCCCCAACCCCTCCGAACAATCCTCCTATAAAAGCTCCACCGATAGATCCGGCGATGGTTCCCATACCCGCTGCGATAGCTTCCCCTACGCTACCTGTTGCATTATATTGCCCATATCCTGCAATTAAAGCGCCAAGGCCTGGTATTGCTTTTCCTAAAACTGTTCCTGGAGCTTTTTTGATAGCAGCTCCAGCTCCTTTCATCATGTTCTTAAATACTTCTTTTGAAAATGTCTTGGAGTTTATTTTAGTCGCATCTGGTATTCCCATAGACATTTTAGAAGCAATATCAGAAACTCCTGGTTGTGACATTCTACCAGCAACATCTACAAACCCAGGAGAAGATTTTTGCATACCACGAGCGACAGAATCCATTCCTTTAGATCTAGAAGCGTCTAAACCCATATGAGTTACGTCGTCAGCTAACTCAAAAGCTCCGGCTATGCCAGCCGCTCTGCCTAATTTACCAAGTTTTCCTTTTCCACCTAGACCTTTTCTTCTTCCTTTTCCACCAAAATCCAATAAATCAGATAATCTATCTAATAAAGTTCTATGACCTTCGCCACCACCTTTTTCTCTTTCTATGTCTTCTAATTCAACTATATGTTTATCGATGGAACGAAGTCTATCGTTAGCTATGTCTTCGTTCATTGACATAGTTTTATTCATTTTACGCATTTCAGTAAGCATTCTATCTTGTAGATCAACGCTCTTTTGAAGTAAATCATTATTAGTTTTATTAAGCGTGGCTACTTCTTTAATAACTTTATCTGATTTTGCTTGAGATTTATCAATTTTCTCTATAAACTTTTTTTGATCATCTATAACTTTTGTCAAATCTTTAAGAGCTGAAATGGTTTTATTATCCATTTTCTCTGTTTCTTTTCTTAAAGATTGCTTTTTGATTTCCGCTCCGTTTTCGGCAAGCTGACGCTCTATTTGTTTTAGAGCGTCTGGATTAATTCCAAATCCATAAAGTTCTTTGGGATCAATGTGACCAGGTGGTTGTTTTGCCATTTATTACCCTTGAGCGTTTCTTAGTTTTTCTTCTTGTTCTTTGATAAAATTCGTTAACATAGTTACGTAAATATCGCGTTCAAAAGGTATCAAATCCTCTACTTCACTAATAGAGTATTTATGATGCTGAACCAGTGAGAAAACCGTATTAAAATAGTTTTCAAGAGTGTTATGGTTCAGCGAAATGTAAAAAAATCGTTTAGTGAAGTCAACTCTATCTTTCTATCATGATCTAATGAATTTTTATATTCTATGGTGTGAGTCATTTTTGGTAGATTTACTAAAAATTCTCTAATTTTATCAAAAGTTTTAATGTCTAAATTTTCTACGAATTCTCTCAAATCAGATGCCTTGTAATCTTTGGCTTCGTATAAATTATCGCCCTGGTATATTTTATCAATGCAACGGATAACCAATTCAAAAATATAATCTTTATCCGAATTGATAAATTCTTTATCGTCATATAGTTGAGCCGATGGGTAATTAAGAATTATACCAGAATCTTTAGTTATTTCTATTTTATTATTAACATCTTTTGGGAACTGAACTTCTATTTTATTTAAATCTACATCGAATTCATAAATCTGCCCGTCTTCATAATCTTTGTATGAAACTTTTACTACATTATCAACAGACATAGCTCTTAGTTTTAAAAATAGATATTCTAAATCGAAAATAGCTAAATTATTGATCTCTAACTTATCAACAGCACAATTGTTAACAACCTGTTTAATTGCTTGTAGGATATCGGAAGGATTCTCGCTTTCTTTTGCGATAAGTAGTATTTTTTCTTCTCTTACTAAAAACGGTCTAAATTTTTGAGCTTTGTTCGTAGAAGGAATTTTGATAGTGTTAATTGGATAATTAACTTTAGGAAGTGACATTATATATTCTCCTGTTTAATAATATAAAATCATTATTATCGAGTATTTATTCCTGCTCCATCGATCGCTATTTCTTTAAAAGATAAACCAACTGTTATTCTTAAAGGTTGATTGTTACTTCCCCAACCTAAAGAAGTATCATTTATTGAAATAGGAAAAGCATCGTACATGTTTATTATTTGAACTTTACTTGAATCATTATTATAAACAGTAATTATTATTCTAGAAACATAATCATCTTTATAATTTAAATCATATAAAGGTAGAGAGTTTGGATTTCCTCCGGCAGAAAATTGATCATTACCGGCGAATTGAAATATTTCTCTTAACCACAAATACCAAAACGACCAAATATCTCCATTTCCATCGGATAAAAAGGTTATAGTATTATCAGTATAAGAACCACTATAAGGCATAGCTTCTTTGACACCAACCCCATGCCTATACACATCAGAAGAATTTAAAGTTATGCCCGGAGCTTTTACTTGTTCTGCTCTAAAAGATAACAACTGAGTAGTTGATGATGCACTGGATTGTTTACCGTTGTTATTTGGAATTATTGTTCCAGCAAGAACATTAGGAATTCCAACATCAATTTTAAATCTGTTTGTAGGAGCCCAACCGCTAGAACTTATATTTTGTTTAAATTCGTTTAAATTGAACATTAAAATGACCTCATAGAGTCTTTATGAACTCTATCACTAGAAACTGGAGACTGAAACCCTCTAGAAGTCGAGCTAAGAAATCTTTGTGTTGGTAACATTAAAGCAATATTCCATTCGTCCGGAGAAATGTAGAGGAAGTTAGATCTAACATGATTGAACAAATACCTTTTTACACAAGGTTTCACTAACTGATACCTAGAAGCTCCTTTTAAAATTTTATAACTTATATTCAATTTAGTTGTTTTATTTTGTTTATCATTATTTATAAGAGGATAAAGAGCATCTAATAATTTAGCTCTTGCTAATGGAGGAAGATAGTGGAAGTTGATTCCCAGAAAACCATCACCATAATACTCAATTGGAAATATCAGAGGAAACATATCATAATATGGAAGAGTTTCTTTTGTTTTTGGGTCATAGGTAAACATATACATTTTACCTATAGAAGTTTCTGATATTTTTACTATTCTTTTGAAAGGTTCTTTGGTGTTTATTATATCTTCTGGATCAACATTTTTTACATTCATGGCCAATTTACGCAACCAGTCCAAAGAGCTCTTTTGGTCTGCTGCTGTTTTAAGGGTACTTTGTTTTAATAAATCTTGAAACTGGGCCATTGATTTCCTTTTAGGTATTTATTCTAAAATTTGATGCCCAATTCTTTTTCTGTCATAATCATAAATTTCCATTTACGATCATTACAATATTCTTCCGCTGCTTTCCATTTGGCTTGGTTCACTCCCCAAGTCATTACTTCAGTAATATATCTTCTTGTTTTTTGTTTCTGAACTTCTGGTGGTCTGGTTTGGCTCGCTGGTTTAATTTCTATCATTATAGTTTGTTCAGTGCCGTCTGATTGTCGTTTCACTAAAACAACGTCCGGATAATATTTATGTGGTTTATTGTCCACTGGAGACATATATCTCACAAACATTTCTTCTGATGCCCATTGAATTATTCTTGGATCGTTATCAATATAATTAAAAAATTTTAATTCGTAAGAACTTCTAAAAATTATATTTTTTGGGTCTCCCACATACTTTTGTGGATTTTTAGGTTTAAAATTTCCTTTCATGTTAGTTTTAAAACCTTTCAAAATTTAATATAAATATAAAAAAAATATTTATTAGAGGATATATATGCCTGCTTTCCCTTCAGATATAAAAAATTTAGACCCATGGATGAGCTTTCAGTTCGCTAGGTATTCAAGAGAAATAAATGGTGCTCCTAATATGACTCCTATGGGTTCTGTTTATGTTCTTCCTATGCCGGAAAAAATTAATGATAGACCTTCTGCAGAATGGGCTTCTCATAGTTTCCAAGAAGACATATTAACAAAAGGTTTGGCTCTTCTAAAGGCTGGCGGTTCTTATATAACTGGTCAGATACCAAACCCTATGTTAGTTATGTTATATAAATCTCCACAATTCAGAGAATTTACTTTTTCTTGGAATCTTGCCCCTAGGAATTCAGGAGAGTCCGATTCTTTAGACCAAATTCTTAAAGACTTCAGAAAATATATGTTACCACAAAACGGTGTTCAAGCTGCTAATATGAATGCCACATTAATGTATCCTTACGTAGTTCAACCAACATTCAGCCCCAACACTCAAGGAAAATTATTTAAATTTACTTGGTGTGCTATATTAAATATAGACATAGATTATACTGGTGCCGGAATGCCAGCGTTTTTTAAAGGCGGAAGTGGTCCAGCTCAAGTTAGATTTAGAATACATTTAAGAGAATTGGATTACTTGACGCAACAATCTCCGGAAGTGATGTAATGCCACAAAAATATTTCGAAAAATTCCCTATCGTAACATACGCCAACGCTCAAGTAGTTGATATAACAGAACGTGTAATTATTGCTAATAACACTTTAAATAACCCTGCAGCATTTTCAGTTTACGATATTAGTTCTGAAATAAGACCAGATCAATTATCAAATAAAACTTATGGTGATCCTTTTTATGCTTGGTTGATATATATGGGAAATAACATTACTGATCCGTATTATGAATGGTATTTAACTCAAGATCAATTTAATGAATTTATTGTTGACAAATACGGCTCATTTGATTTGGCCAATGTAAAAATTAAGTATTTTATAAACAACTGGATTAACCAAAATCCTATATCAATTAATGATTATGATGCTTTACCAGACGTTTTACAAGCATACTGGGAGCCTCAGCTTTCTCCTATCAATAATTCTATAATGAATTATGTCAGAAAACAAGAAGATATTATTATTAATACTAACTTTGTTATAGGTTATGATATAGAAAATACATCAAATACTTCGTTTATTAATGATGAAATTGTTAATGTAGTTTTTAGTGATGCGTATACTGGAAAGGGGCAAGTTGTATTTTCTAATTCTAGTTTTCTTTTCATTCAACATGTATTTGGTAATGTATTGGAAGGTTCTCCTGAAGGAGCAGTAAATATTGCTGCAGGCGCGAATGTTCATATTCTAAATAACAGCTATATATATGGCACGGAAAGCACAGCTAATGTTCCTTTCTTCACTGCTACATCTTATGCTAATAACATAAGCCCATTAGAATATGTTTATTACACTCCTGTGACTTATTATGATTATGAGTTAGAAAAAAATGAAGGTAATAAGTCAATAGAATTAATACAAAACACATATGCATATACAATTGCCACAAAATTAAAGGATGCTTTGAAATAATATGGCTGTTCCAGGCGATGTTAATTTAAAATTAACAATTAACGGACAAGATTTAGGACAACAAGGTCTAGTCGTGATGAATATGAACGTTTATGAAAGCGTTTTAGATCATCACACTTACGCAGATGTCGTTGTGTTTGATGGTGGCGACATTCTTGGTAAACAAAATTTCTCCGGAAAAGAAAAAGTTGAAATATCTATGGACGACGGTAGTGGTTCTCCTGCCACGTTCAAACTTGCTATGTTACAAAATCACGATTTAGTTCATACAGGAGCTGTTGCAGCAAAAACTTATCAATTCAGAATGGTTTCTCCTGAATTTCTTAATGCTCACGGAAAATCCGTTAATAAAAGTTACAACGATCAAACTTCTAATATCGTTAAAGACGTTGTTGAGAACTTTTGGGGTTCTGAAAAAACTGTTAATGTTGAAGTACAAACAAAAGGTAAACAAAGATATCTTGCACATAGTAAACATCCTCATGCTGTTATTGACGATTTAAAAGATAGACATGTTTCTCAAAATTATCAGCAAGATGGTTCTTGTTTCACGTTATTTGAAAAAAGAAACGGCGGACAACAAGAATTTATGTTTACAACTTTTGAAAAAATGATGAACACTCAGTCTCAATCTTCCGTGGAATATACACAAGATCCTACTGTTGGAGCGAGATCAACTTCTTCTGCTGATGATTATAAAAATATTTTGAACTTACACATTCCTAGTTCTTTTTACACTCCTTATAGACGTTCCGCTCCGACTGCAAGAAGCACATATAATATAGCATCAGGAAAACAACAAAAAGAACAAGAACAATATCAAGATCCACAATTACCTATCTCACAAACTCCGATATCACAATCAGAAACAAGTCAAACAAGCGGCAATAAAGATTCTATGCCACAAAGAGCAACTTTCATTGATCCTGCAAATGATAAAGATCAGACTTATATAGCTCAAACTAAACAATATAAATCTGCCTGGTTTGCCAGATTGACTAATGATAGAGGAGTTATGGAAGTTTATTTTAATCCTCAATTGAACGTAGGTGAAGTTATAACTATAAAACTTCCTAACAAAGGTGGAGAAGGCGAAGAAAAACAAATATCGCAAAAAGTATTGATTACAAGAATAAGAACAATTTATAGACCAGCTGGTCAAAGACCAGGAACAACTATGTCAGTTGAATTTATTAAAGGCGGATACGATACGGGAGTTAGTGGATGAACCACTTTATAGCTGAAGTTAGAAATGTAATGGATCCTTGGGAATCTGGACGTATTCAGATTCGTATATATGGTATTCA